TGTCTCTATACATGTAATAACGTTTAGCATCAATTTTTGACAAGTAAGGTCTTAACCATTTCATATTTCTGTTGTTAAAAGCAATACCAGAATTTGTCATTAGATATCTGATATTTTCTGCTTTGAAAAAATATTGCAATGATAAAGCATCCTTAGCAGTCAGACATTCAGTATAAATCTCTGAATATACCAAGAATCTTTGTGCTGTTAAAAACTGTTCTTTTTCTTGTGGAGCAACATGATGTGGATCTGTCATTGCATTTACTTGAACTGAACTTAAAAATGATGGGTCTGCCCAATCAGCACAAGTATCTTGGTCAATACCTACATCGTGTGGAACAGGTGCTTCTATTCTACAACTCTCTGCCCAATTGACTAAAACAAAAAGGTTGTTTGCTTTATTTGACACTAAATCTTGGTTAAGTGTAAACCAATTTAGTACACTACGATGTATAGCACCATTAGAAGAACCGTTCCTTGCAATATTGATGGGAGTATGATCCATCATTTTTGCTAATTGGTTACCAAAACTTGCTTGACGATTTACTGGGCTTGATAAGTTCCCATCTATTTCTGAACCAGCGGCATGACTACACCCCGCAATCAACATATAATTTGCCATATAATTAAAACGCCTTTAAAATAATCATTGAATCGTTAAAACGACCTTTCGGTTGAACACCGACTGCTTTAATATCATCAAAGAATTTACGTGCCGCGGGCTTACTGCCCATAATTTCTTTTAATTGTTCTTTGGGTTTACGTAATGTCTTAATTGCACTCTTAGACTTGTCAAATCCATACAAAGTGTTTCCTTTAACAAACATTTCTCCACCAAGATCGTCTGCGATATAGTGATGAAGTTTTCTTTTAGCAGTATCATAACACCATGCTTCTTTAGACATATGCAACTCTGTGGGTCTAATGCTTTCTAATTTTAAGTTAGTTGTTTCGCATTCAAACCTTTTTTGATATTTTAGATTTCTAGTTGCTTTTTCAGGAGTAATAGGTTTAGTTTTACGTTTAGCCCTGTTTTTAATTTTAAGGGCTTGATACGAATTTAATACTCCAATCATTGCATCATAGGCGCTGATAATACTTTTAATTTTTCTTTTATTAAGATGACTATATGCTTCAACTAATTGTTCATCTTTCCCTTCAATAACTTCTTTAAATTCTTTTTGTTCTTTTGTATAACTTTCGACTAGTTGAGGGATATGATTTGGTAAAGGATTGTATGTGTTTAATATTTTTAGAATAGCAGTATTAAATTTAGCATCTGCTTTGATCTCATCTTCAAAGAATTGATCCATAATGCCATCAATCTCTCCACCTGCTTCCATTAACTTGTCAAGCATGATTTCTTGTATAGAAGGACGATTGGGTTTGTCTTTTGCTTTTTCTTCTTTTACTTGAGCAATCTTCTCACCTTTCTCTAACCATTCTTCTTTGAGTTTAGCAATATGATTTCTGTGACCTTCTGGCATGTACCCAACTCTGTTTAGAAAATATACAGATGTACCAGTAGAGTTAAAGTTCCAATCTGGGTTCCTAAGAATAATTTCAATTTCTTCTGCGGTGTAACCAGATTCTTTTTTGATCCAAGTTTTGAACTCAGTCAGTCTTTTCTTGTCACTGATTTCAGTACGGATAAAATATTGACAATCTTGGTATGCTTTTGCCTGTCCTTCTAGGTCTTCGATATCTTTATACTTTTCCCAATCAGGTTCAGGGGTCAGATAAACTGTTTTTTGCTTACGTCTAGCCATTTTGTCCCTTAATGAAATGAATGTTCATACTTAGTGTTCGCATTGTACATCAAATATTTTTTTAATTCAACCTTTATTTACCCAAATTCTTCGTCTCATTGTGTTGAGATAAATATATATATGCCAAGATTAAGTTTATACCGAGAACAGAAACAAAACGATTACCGTTTTTTAGACAGGACTATTTCTGAACAGATGACTGTTGGCGGTACTGACCTCTATGTTCATAAGTATGCAGGCCCAAAGGATCAAGGACCTTCTGCTGATTTTACGCAACCTCAATACAGTTCTTTGGACCCAACAAATATACAAGATTTGTTGTTTTTAGAAAACAGAGACAGAAAATATGAGAAGGATATTTATCGATTACGGGGCCATTATAACGTACAAAACTTAGACTTTGATCTTAGTCAGTTTGGCTTATTCTTAAGTAATGATACTATTTTTATTAATGTTCATTACAATGACATGATCGATATCATAGGCAGAAAATTAATGGTAGGTGATGTCATCGAATTACCTCACTTACTAGATTACAATCCATTAAACGATGATGCTACAGAATTTCCAGTAGCACTGAAAAGATTTTATCAAGTTACAGATGCTAACTATGGTAGTGAAGGTTTTTCACAAACATGGTATCCTCATCTATGGCGTATCAAATGTGAGAAATTAGTAGATAGCCAAGAGTTTCAGGATATCTTGCGTCAACCAACTGACAAAGACAATTACTTAGGTGATTGGGATAAAAATAAAACATACCCTGCAGGGTATACAATGACATTTGGTGACAAAAATTATATTGCATTACAAGAAGTACCTGCAGGAACAAAACCCGGTGACACGGATCCAGATCCTTATTGGGAACTGGATACAGGTAAAACACTTAAAGATGTTCTAGGTCGATATAATGAAAATATTAGAATCAATGATGCTAATCTAAAAGAAGCAAAACGTATTGTACCGAAGGCCGGGTATGATACATCTAATTTATATGTCGTACCTGGCTATGGTATCTTTGAAGCAAACGGTGTACCATCTGACAAAGAAAATCAACCCGCACCTCCTGTCGATGTACGTTCATGGATGCCCGGTAATAGTCCATTAACTGCTACTGGTGAAGTCATTACTATGAAAAGTGACAAATACAAATATGAATCTACTGGTATAAGAATACCAAAAGAAGTCATTGATGTAATGCAAGCCAAATACGGTGAGCAAGATATAGACTTAGAAGCAATGATCGCAAAGTTTGTACAAGCAAACTTATCAATTGCAGTTGAAGCACCAGAAATGTCATCAACTGGCTCAGGTCAGATGGAAGGCACAAAATTATTAACAGTTAATATAAGTGGACCTGTAACAGGTCCATATGGTACTGCTGATAACACTTATGCAACAGCAGACCAAGATCCTACAGCGGCAGGGTTCACAGGTACAGAACCTTATGGTCCAAATACAATGGACTATCGTGCTGATTGCGATCCTCGTTTTCAGTATATAGCAAGATATACTCCTCGTGATTTTGGTTATACATCAGGTTACTTAACAGGAGAAGGTGCTCCCCCTAATGGACTACCCGCAGGTGCAGGTATCTCGTTCCCGCAGAGTCCGCAAGTTGGAGATTATTTCTTACGTATAGATTATACACCTAATGTGTTATATCGTTGGAACGGTACTTTATGGTTAAGAGTCAGTGAAGATGTAAGAACGTCTACAGGCTTTACTAGTGATGACACATCACAATTATCTGGATTCATTAATAATGATGATACGATATATAGTAACAACGATGAAGCAAACGTACCATCTGCTCAAGGACTAAGTGGTATCTTAGATTTAGAACCAGATGACAATCCACCAAGTGACGGAACATAATGGCACAATATTTTTACGACAATCAAATAAGAAGATTTTTACTACAGTTTGCTAAAATTTTTAGCAACTGGTATGTGACTTCAGGTACTGATCCTAACGGCAATCCTATACTCGTTAGAGTACCTATCCAATATGGCGATGCAAGTAGACAAGCATCAACGATTATAGCAAACAACTCTGCGAGTAATTTACCATCGGCACCTTTAATAACTTATTTTATTAACGGATTAGAATACGACCAAAGACGTACACAAGAGCCTTACTTTGTAGAGAAACAAAATGTACGTCAAAGAGACTACGATCCAACTACAGCCTCTTACGGCGAGACACAGGGTCAAGCATTTACTGTTGAAAAGTTAATGCCAGTACCGTATACACTTAGACTACAAGTAGACTTTTGGACAACTAACTATCAACAAAAATTAGAATTGATTGAACAATTAGGAACACTATTCAATCCATCATTAGAAATTCAGAACACTGATAACTTTATAGACTGGACATCGTTAACAGTTGTCTATCAGGATGGTCTTACATTTTCATCTCGTACTATACCACAGGGAACAGGTAATCCTATTGATGTTATGTCATGGAAATTCTACTTACCCATGTGGTTAACAACATCTGCTAAACTTAAAAAGTATGGTGTTATTAACAAGATTATTACTTCTATTTTTGAAGGAAAAACTCAACAAGATATGCAAGATGATGACTTGTTATTAGGCACGAGACAAAAGATATCTCCATATGGATATCAAGTGTTGTTTATAGGTAATTCATTACAGTTATTACCACAAGATCAACCAGATCAACCTTCTAACTTCTCATTAGACAAGCCAGTTAATCCAGACACTGACTTATATTGGTCGTCTATCTTAAACATGTATGGTGCCTACCGTGGAGGCATTTCACAAGTTGCATTACAAAATCCATATATGGATACAGAAATTATGGGAACGATTGTTATCGACCCTCTTGATGATCGTTATTTAATTTATAATGTTGATGAAGATACATTACCACAAAATACATTAGACCCTGTACAATCAGTTATTAATCCTCAAGTATCAGGACCAAACAACGGACTCCCTGGACCTATTCCTAATGTTAGATATTTGTTAACACAAGACATCGGTTATCAAACTTCATCATGGGGAACAATTATAGGTAGTCAGACAGGTACATCAACGTTGCCTGAATCACAAGTTGCAACAACAATGACTCCTGGTACACTGTATCAAATTGCTACTATAGGTACAACTGATTTCAGATACTATGGTGCTCCAAATAATAATATAGGCACTCAGTTTACAATGAACAATGTGCAACCAGAAGGCACAGGAACAGTATATACTGTCGTAGAAGCAAAAGCAAATGATATCATACAATTTAATGCAGACATTATGACTTGGTTTGTTGCATTTGATTCTGTCATCAACAAAGATGAACTTGAGTATGTAACTAACTTAACTACAGAGATTCAATATCGTTGGGCATCTACTCCGCCTGATTCAGTTCAGCCCGGTTTACCTGCACAATGGATGAAGTCTTACGAAGGCTATTATAACGAAGGCGATTACAGTATAGTTATTTAAGAAGTACCCTGTCACCTACTAAATAATTGTATGGCGATTATTATAAATCAATCTGCTGGTATTTTCTTTTATTGTAAGTCTACCAAACGATCTCTATATCTTTTAAGAAACGAATCTAAAAACCCTACGTGGTCTATACCAGGTGGCAAAATAGAAAAGAATGAAACTTTATTAGCAGGATTAAAACGAGAATGCTTAGAAGAAATTGCATACTGGGAAGATGATTTAAAATTAGTGCCCATACAAAAATTTGTCAATAATACATTTGCATATCATACATTCTTTTGTGAAATAGAAGAAGAATTTTCCCCTATTCTAAATGATGAACATTGTGGGTATGCTTGGGTAGGCGATGACAAATACCCAAAACCTCTACACCCTGGACTATTTTCTACAATTAATATAGATAATGTAGTAGAAAAGTTATCTAGTCTAAAGAATCTCTAATAGAAAGCCCTCAGAGACGTTCTAAGACGCATAGTTTACTTTTGTGCATAGATAGATGTCGTTGATCAACGTTGCTCAGAGGACGATTTACACGGTCTTAGGAGCAGTAATCAGCACCATTTCGATCCAGCATTCTCAGTAATGCAGTCCAAAATAAGTTTACATGCTCGTCCGGTGAGTCATTAATTCGTCCTATTTTATCCCATTCTGCTTCAGAAGGAACTGATAGTTCTGCACCAGTACGCAGGACATCAACTTGAATTTTACAGGCGTTTTCAAGCATATAGAGATTATAAAGAGCCTCTGGAATATTTTTGGCTACAGATAGTAAGCCATGATTTCGCATAATCAGCAAAGATTTATCGCCAATATCTTTTCCTAATTGGGCACATGATCTAGTATTAGGAAATTCGATACAATGGTAATCGTAATAGTTTATTTTGTTTTGTACTTCACCTGATTGTTGTGACAAGTTCATCAGTCCTTTTTTCATACATGAAACTGCGATTCCCGCACGGGTATGTGAATGCAAAATACAGTTTACATCTTGTCTAGTTTTCATTATTGCTGTATGAATTGCATGTCCTGCATCCATATAAGATTCTCCTGCTAAGATTTTTCCATCGAAATCAACCTTAACAAGATTAGATGCAGTTACCTCATCAAACATTAAGCCATAAGGGGTAGTCAAGTAATGATTTTTATTTTGAGGTAGCCGAACACTTAAATGAGTAAAGATTACATCTGTCCAACCGAAATGATGAAAGAGGTGATGGCAAGCGGCGAGATCGCATCTTAATTTCCATTCAGTATCTTCCATATCATTTATTTAACCCAAAAAGAAAGGGCGACTGGCACCCTTTCTTGCCTAAAGAACTAAGACTTAGCGTGACATCCAAAACTCAACGACTGAATAGCCTAGAGTTCCTGCCACCATACCTGCTCCGATAAGCATCCATCTCCAACGTTCTAACGCGGTAATTTTTTGCGCCATATTGTCGTGTGACTCTTGGTTTGACTTTTGGAAGTCATTTAAGAGTTTGTGAGTTGATGCATTGCCTTCTTTAATTAATGTTTCACATTCTTTAATATCATGTTTAACATCATTTAATGCAGTATCGAATTTCTCGTCCAAGTTTTTAAATTCCACTTTGAGAACTGCAATATCAGTATCGTACTGTTGTAATTGCTTTTGTGCGTTACTCTGTGCCATTTAAAAGTACTCCTTTTCCTTATGCTGATGGAAGTTGAATAACTGGTTTTGAAGAACCGGCTAATGGAGTACCTGCGATTGATTCAAACGTTGCCTGCATTCCAGTCTGATCATCCTGAGTATAGTCTGATCCACTATCATCAGTAAATGCTAAACCATTAACATCAGAGATAGACTCAATGTAAGTAGTTGCCGCATTATCATATGTACCTTCAATGCTCATTTCACCTGCAAGTAAATCTGCTTGTGCTTTTTTAACCATTGTACAGATACCTGATCTTGTGCCTGCCGCGTTGCTTACTAAGTACTTTCTTTTACCTTTTTGACGTTTGATGTAAACTGCTTCATCATTAGAACCAAGTACTGAGACTTCATTTTTTGTGAATGTTGCTACTGCACTTAATTCTAGTTTTTCAATGTTAGCAGTTGATACAACAGTTGTTG